GTCCTCGATACGCTTAGTGATTTTATACTGATAGGCCCGAAGGTCTTCAACAGTAATCTGGAAACGCCGGGTCACAAAATTGATGACCGGTATGATATACCGTTCGCCCTTGACGTATTTTCCGTCGGGCTCACCCAGATTGTCAACCGCAACAGCGGCTGCATCGGGCTCTATGTCACGAATCAGATATAGAGAATTGTCATTGATATTCCTCTGGCAGTCCGCAACAGTGATCGGCTCCTGAGGTATAATCGCACGAGTGAACGCTGCTTCCTGGAGTTCGGTCTTTACATACTGACGACCGGCTTCAGAGAGCTGCGACTGACCTTCAAGAGTACTGACCTTTTCAAGAAAGGCCTCGTTACTTTGCATGGCCGTTACATGGTCCAACATAATTTAACTCCTACTTTTGAGTAGTTTTTAATAGTTTTAATGGGGTGGTTTTACCCACCCCGGGAATTCAAATTGCAACAACGATTATGTTGTGATACTTAACAGGGTTGGAGAAACAGTTCTGTAAATTATCCAACCTTCAGTTTCATTTGACTCCTCTACACGAGCAACCTGTTCGTAGTCGCCATCTGCTTCAGTCTCATTTGTAACACCAACCAACTTACCTTCGATGCCACTAGTATTTGAGACAATGAGCAGTTCTCCGACGACGATCGTGCCGTCAAAACCTTCTGAATCAACTTTGACGCGAACGCCGAACGACTCTACAGTCGTAATACGGCCAACACTTACATCGTGTGATTCATAAATATTATCTGATGCATTTCCGATAACCAACTTGTTAATAAGTTGAGCTTCGGTGGTGGTTACATTGGCAAGACTGCCATCTGTCTGGACTTCAGCCCAGATTCCGGGTACAGCTACAAAATTGTCAGGATCGATTCTGCGGGAAACGCGCTCGATCTTGTTCATGAGAGTTAGAATTTCCAACATTTCATGCTCCTTGTTAATTGGTGATTAGAGAACGCCGTCAAACATCCCTTTCTTCTCGGAAGAAGGGTGTTGTTCGTTTGCGACTTTATCGAAAATCATACTTTCTCCTTCACCGTTCTGAGCAATCTTAATTGCTTCCTTAACGATTTCAAGACCATTTTCGTCCTTCTTCATTAATTCTGCAATTTTTTCTTCGACATCGCTGTCATCTGAGACGAGACCTGAATGAATCAGGTTATCCAGAATCAGTCGAACCTGAGCTGCTTTTTCCAACCCAGCATTTCGCTCTTGTGCGGAATTAAGAGTTTCCGTCGTATATGCTAAACATTCAGAGGCTATTTTCATCATTTCTTGAACCGAAGTGTACACTTCCTCGTTACAAGGAAATGATGCCACTTTAGCAAGACCGTCAGAAATTTTTTTAGCCTCTTCAGTAGTATAGCTTTCAGAAGCTGTTTTTTCAGAGGCGGGTTGACTTTGAGCCAGCTGGCTTAGAATCAACTCACCAAGATTTTTAGTAAAGACCATTAAGGATCCCCTCCTATTTTAGAGAAGATTTTTTTCTTTCAGAGTCCTCACTGCATCAACAACCTTTTCATCTTTCAGCAACGCTGCCAACTTGGTCTGATCATCAGTAGCAGGTGTCGCTTCTGCCTTCGGGGCAGTTTCAGCAGGTTTCGTTTCACTGCCGGCTTTCTTTTCGATAAGTTCAGTAACCGCAGCAACCAGATTTTGAGCATCCTCACGACCTTGAACCTCTGCTGCTTCAGCAGTTTTCTGCATCTCAACAGCCTGGTATGCTGCACCGATAATGTCTTCCCTGGAAAGAGTTTCTTTATCGGCAATCTTTTTGAGATAATCGACAGGCTCACCGGCTTCTTTGGTCAGACCTTCATCCTTGATAGTATAACCTTCAAGGAGTCCAGCTTCCTTCAAAAGAACAAGGGCTTCACTGTATTCCTGATCCTGAGATGTCTTCTCAAGATGCGCCTGAAAAGTTTCAGCTATTTTAATACCAATAGCTGAGGCTTCTTCTGCGGTTTTTGCGCCCATCACTTCGCCAGTTACAGGATTCTTTGCAGCCTCTGCTACAGCGGCAGGTGTTTTGTGAAGCTGATTTGCATCAGTAACAACCCCATCACCAGCAGAGATTGCAGTGCCTTCATTCGGTTTTGTTGCAGCTGGCTGTTCACCAGCGGCAGCTTCCGCGGCATTTCCACCAGCTATTTCGGTTTGAGGAGTTGCGACGCCTTCAGTTGCAGCAACAACTGCCGGTGCTGCACCAGCAACGCTTGAATCGGCAGGTTGAACTTCACCTTCTGCCTTTGGGGCAGGAGGGGCGGTTTTTGAGCTACCTGTGCCTGCGCCGTCGGGAGTCTTTTTCTCGCCACCAGTTTCCGGGGGAGTTTTAACTTCTGCAGTCTTCTCCTCACCAATACCAAGCTCATTGGCCAGCTTGTCAAGCAGACTACCATCAGCTGGTTTTCCTGAGGCGGTTTTTGACTGACCAGATTCGACAATGTTGAGGCATTCCTCAAAACTTGTCTTCTGTCCCATGTATAACCTCCGTTGGTTAAACAAATAGAATTATTGTCAATTGCATGTTTAATAACAATATAAGTTCATGATTCATCTAATGCAATTTTTTCCCTATATTAATTATATAGTTTTACTCGATTTCTAACAACTTTTTTTTCAATAATTCAGAATGCATATTATTCAAACTAAGATTATTATCAACAATTTGGTTTGATAAAAAACCACTCGACGTTTTGCAAAACGCATTCTGTTCGTATGCATTCATTATGTAAGCACTTGGAAGCGTTATTGCATCGGTCAATATATTAAGAGATGATTGCTTCACTATTTTACCAGAAAAATTAGTATCTCGAAGAACATTTTCATAATTTACGGCAGGTCCAAGCATAGGGTTATCTTTGCCAGCCTTATTAATCTGCTCGAATATTTTATACATCACTCCGCCACCTATGATAGAACGAAGCCATGGTTTCTTAGTAAATATTTCAGCAAGTTGTTTTGGCCCATATCCATATGCTTTTAATTTCAAAGCGGCATAAAGAGCAGCCAGCCCGGCAAGAACTGCCGTTTTCGGACCTATTTTAAATTCTTTCTTCTCTTTTTCTATTGGTGGAGGAAGTTGAGCTGTTTTTTCCATAATCTCTGCCAGCCTTGGTTGCAAAAAGATCGGAAAGCAACTTCTCTTCTCAAGATGTGATATAAAAGCCCGAGCAAGCGTATCGTCGTAATAGGCATTTGATATATCGATATTTTTCGGCTCAACATCGCTTTTATAATCAAATATCATACTCTCTTTTTCCAATTCATCAGCAAGGGGCTTATGCCCAACCCGCACCAGAACAATTCTTTGAAACTCATCAGGTTTCGGATGTATACCAAGGCCTAATATAGTAGATAATATCTTATTTAATGGATGGACTGTCGCCATTGAGTCGAGAAAGCTGTTTGGGAGTTTTGGTTCAGCAGCGATCGTTTTATTCATTTTTTCGTCAAGAGCTTTTCTGAAAACAGAAACGTTGTCGGCAGGTTTCATTGTACCGTCGATATCATCCTTACCCAAAGCACCGATCTCTTTATCAATATCCCCTTTTTTCTTTACCACAGCAACCTTGTCAAACATTTCGTCAGTTACCCCATATGCCTCGGCAAGATCAACAGATGTTATAACCAAACCTGCTGATGCCGCTTTCCCAAGAATAAATGATATCCTATCGGCACCTATATATACTCTTGACAAATCAAAAAAACGTGGAAAGTCATTGAATGCGAAAACCATAGTTCCGGGAAGTATAGTCTTTCCAAGCTCTTTGGACCATAAGGCGGCAAGTTCAGGGGTGACTATCTGGCCCATGTAATTTTTAAGATGTTTACAATAGGTTTTCCGAGTTTTTGCTTTATTGTCGCAGATACTGCATCGATCAAACTTTACACGGCAATTGTGGCTAACAAGCCCAGCCGCTATGTATGATTCGTCATCTTCAACTTCAAAGTTATATGTTTGTATATCTACACCATCTCTAGCATCAATTGATTTTATTGAATAAGAACTTGTGCCATCATCGTTAAGTCGTATTGCTGAATTTCCATTTTTTAATCTGCTTTTTATCACAATGCCAAGATTTTTTAATTTTCTATTTGAATATGGAATTAACACCTCTGCGTCTATAGAAGATATGTTTAAGGTGTACTCAATAGTATCATGGTTATTAAAACCTGAACCAGCTTTATGGATAATTTTATAAATTGATGATGGTACTTCGCAGGAATAAAGCAAATCTCTTGCTTGCAAAGCGAGATTAATGTTACATGTCGACCAATGTACCCCTTTACTATCACAAAACCCATCTCCACTTAACCATGCGCCAAGAAAGGATAGTTTTATATTTTTATCAGAAACAAACATCTCGGGTGGTATTTTCTTTTTATGAGATGTCTTATCAAAATATTTCAACATAAAACAGGCTACATCTGTAGAATTTATTATTACATCAAGCGATACTGACGAATTTTTACGAGGTCTTGTTGAGCAGCTTATATTATCAAATAGCTCACTTACAATGGCTGGAACTTCTCTTGGAAGATCATCATCCATATTACATGTTAATTGAATATTACATGGTTTATCACCATTGTATCCAAAACTACCTTCGGCAATATAATAACCCATTAATTTTGCAAATGAAAAATTTTCTATTTTACAAAATTCGTCTTGATTATAATGGACTGGAAGGTATTCAACATGGTCGCCTGTTTCTATTTCTTCAGCATCGGCCCAATCGAATTTAACTTTTTCAAACTGCTTTGGGTCTGCATATGCCCTGTTTTTGGATTCTGAGTCTTTTTTAAACAATTTAACCATCATTGGATGATCTGCGGTTAATTCAAGCGGTAATGATAACCCTCTCATATGTAATTTATATAGTTTTCCAGTATATTCCCTTCTGAATGTTTTGGTTACCTTTTTCCAATTTTTTTTATGTGTAAATACGATATCGCCTTTTTTTATATCTTTAATTGGTTTATACCCATCTATTGTCAGTATTGGATAATCAGGGTCAGTAAGACACCCCATTGATACTGCAACGGGCTCTCCTTTTTCAAGGGCCATTACAATATCAGCACCCTTATCCACATCGATTGCGGCTATTATTTCGACACGATGAAGAACCGGGTTCCAATGAGAAAATACTATTTCACCGAATGATTTTTGGGGATCTTTGTTAACATGATGTTTATAGAATTTTGCATAGTATTCGAAAGTCTTGTAGCCATAATCATCCGCAGTGTTCATGTCAGTGCGCAACGACTTGTGGGAAAGGCCTATTTCTGGAAATGCATCACCTTTACGATTTGAGCCCCAAACCTCATATGAACCAAGAGCATTAATAACAACATAATACCGTTCCGGCTTCCGATTAAGATTAAGAATAACCTTCATCAGTTCCGGAGCATAGTTGCTACTGGCAGTTTTGTTGAGATGTTCAATTGAATTAACCGGTATAATATGTTGACCGGTGTCATCAATCGAATCGTATGTGATATATTTAATCATATTTATTTTTCTTCTTTTATAGGAACCTTTCCAGTTGCAATTTGATGCGTCCCTTTAGCGGCACCCATTGCAGATGTAATTGTACCAAGACCAAGGCCCCCTATCACGGCTCCTGGTAATACGTACTTTCCACCCATCCTACGTATAGCAGAGATAAGCGCACCAATCCCTGCACCGCCAGCAGCCCCAGCACCCATTCCAGCAAAACCTTTAATAAGGCCTGGTCTATATATCTCAGTTGTAAATAGTTTTTTACCTTCTTTTTTTGATATATCTTTGCCAGTTTCCTTTTTAACAAAATGTTTCATTCCGCTGCCAATCGTTAATCGTGGCATGACCGACTTGGCATAGCTTCCATATGCCTGTGGTACTGTTTTTTCTTCTTTTGCAATCTTTTGAAGCTCATTTTTAAAAGCAGCCTGATAAATCTCTTGATATGTATCCATTTTATATTCCTTATGTTAAAGGATGTATAACTTTCTTTTGTTTCATAGCCGTGGCAGCAGCCTTTTCTATTTTCCCCTGATCAGCAATCTGTTGAAGAAGACCTACCTGCTTTTTCATAACTTTCCGCTTCCGCATTTCACTGGTTATATTATACAAATCATGTACTCGATTTGCAATACCAGTTGCAGCGGCGCCGGCACCGAGAATCCCCAACGTATAAAGTGGATATCTAATAATCTTTGGCGATTTTGTAATCAGCTTTATAACACCAGCATCTTTTTCAAATCCATTTAACGGTATCATACCTTTTCCTCAGGAATAGCCGCTATTGTTTTTTCTTTTGGAACAATGGATGTTCCAACTGCTTTTGCAACACTCTCTACAACTGTTGGTGCAGTTCTTGGTGCCGGGAGCCCAGCTTGGATAGCTGATAAATCCTGAACAAGCTTATGATCAACTCCGCCGAACTGCATCATTTTATTAACTAGCGCACCGGCAACCAATGGATTTGATGCTGATTTCGGTGAAAAAGTTTTTATAACATTAAAATAATCTTTAATTTGGTTTTGGTCTTGTTCGGCAAGCTGTGGAACCTTTTCAGTCATAGCTGCAAAAGATCTATTAATTTTATTAGATTCAATAAGAGGGTCAATAATAATTTCTTTAGTTGCAGCAACACCGGTTCCAATTAAAGCCAGTGGGACTAAAAATTTATTTACTATTGCTTTTGTTGGTGGAATTTTTTTTCCTAAAGAAAAAACACTTTTAAGATTGAAGGCGGTTTTATACAAGATGTCATGTTCATCTTGTGTTATATCACCCTTGCTAAGCATATTGTCAGCAGCTGTTTTTATTTTATCTTCCATCGAAAGCTCCTTTAGAATGAATGAGGAGTCGTAGTTCCTGTTAATCCAGTTTTTTTACCACCTTCAAATCGATACTGATAAGGCGATTTTAATTTTAAACCATTCGCAGCATTTCTTGTTAATGGATTCAGTGTTGTAAGTTTTTTTGACTGTTTAATTCTATCTTTAAGGTTTAACAAATTCATCCCATGCATAACCAACCCAAGCGAAACTGCAACTTTTTCCATTTCTTTAAAAAATGAATTCCATATGACATTCATTACCTTATCCCCATTCGTCTTATTGCAATTAATTCTGATTGAGACAGTTGTTCCGGTTTTATATTTCCAGCAAGAACATTATTTCTTAGAAAAGTTGTATAATTCTGACCAGAAAGCCTTCGTTTTGATTGAAACGTACTCGTCCCCTTTGCTATACCGGTGGCGGCTAATGCTCCCACACCACCTCTCACACCCCAGGTATGAAGCCCGCCAAGAACAGTTCTCCTTGGTCTGGTAAGTCCGAATCCACCAGCTGTGACTGTTTTTGGCGTTCCCTTCAATCCAGTTAAAATGAATCTTCTCGTCCCACCCAAAGTTGCGCCAGTACCGCCTAATAAAGATTTTCCAGCTTTGCTACCGAATCTGGCTGCCGTGCTAAGGAGAGATGATTCTTTAAAAAATGTTGGGGCAACTTTTTTAGTCCTTTTTTCCTCCTTGACAAGTTTAGCATATGCTTCCTGCGCCTCTTCTTTTGTACTTTTCCCCTGAAGATAATCCAGGTAAGCATTGTGAACTCGAGGGACATTCCAACCAACTGGGACCATAGCCATACCGGCAATAGCAGCTGGTATTTTTTTGAGCTTATAAGCCTCTTTTAGTGTAATTCTTTTTCTTAAAACAGCAGGAAGAATTGGAGCTGCCGCGAGCGCCATCGCACTAATTGACCCAAGCGCAGTCCATTTAACTCTCTCGGCAAATTCATCACTTAACGGTTTGTTTTCTGGTTTGATTGCTTTGCCAAGGATTTTAAGTTCAATATTTTCTTTAATTCCCATTAGTTATTTTTTCTGACTAAGCTCTTCGCTCAGAATTTTATTAAATGCTGCCAGCGTGTTAGTCAAATTTGTTATCATTTCAGTGGTAGCTGCTATTTTTTCCAATGATAGCATAAGTTCATTAACCGGCTCAAGCATTTCGGCATTTTTATTAATACGAAGGGATGCCATTTTTGTAAATTCAGTATTTACAGTAAACCCATCTTTTGTTAAATCCTTATGGATCATATTATAAGCAGTAGCAATCCTCATAGGGTTAAGGCCCGATTCTTTAACGAATCTGGAAGCAATCTTCGCTATATCACCCAATGATTCGCCACTAGAAACCATCAATTTTGCATCGTAGGCCATTTTCAAAAACGCCTTTTCAGCATTTTGCATCTCACTATATCGCAAAGATTCAATATCACTTATAAACGCTTTGAAAGCATTTTTGTAGTTTCCTACCTTCTGGAATTCAGCAAGCTTTTCCCCGTCATTAGGAGCCTGTTGTATATCGCCAACATCTTTTCCAATAACAAGCGTTAGCAATGAACGAAAGTCATTGGGTGGAGTCGCGTAACTTTCCATAGCTTTCTCACTTTCTAAAATCGCAGTTTTCGATTTATCGTAATCGGCAAGGACAAATGAAATGTTTGACTTGTCAGTATCATCGCTTTGATATAATGACAGATAAACATTTTGATTAGCCAATTCACAAATGCGTTTCAGTATTTCTAAATTATCAATTTCGCCGGCATGGTATGAATCCAATATGGTATCATTCATATCGGCACCTGATATTAAATAGTCTTCAGAGGCCTTGTGAGCAATATTTTTTATTTTATCAATCATTTCCATTATAATTACCAAAGTATAGGTTATATTCAAAATATAACATATAAGCTATTAGCTTGCAACTATTATTGATTTATAGCCATTCTAATATTATTTTATATATGATACTATTTTACATATAAAAGGGTGGCTATTTTTATGGGAAAAGAAACTTTTGATTTCCAAAAGGAGCTTAAGGCTTCTATCTTCAACGCTGATCCAAAACAGGATCGTGAAGAACTTCTTACAATGATATTCAAGTCATATGTTGCAAAATGTCTTGAATATACCCTAAAAAAGAAAACAAACCGCATTGAATACAGTGCGATGCTCGAGATTAGACGCAATCTCATTAACGAGTTTAGAATAACTGAGCTTGGAGAATATCAAAAGTCAGTTGAATGGTATGAAAACATGTTTGATACAGCTGTCCAAGAGATATTCAATGATGCAGCTCTTGCACATGACGGTGTAAACATAGCTACAGTTAATCAAACTTTTGAAATTAATTCAAGGGCTCATGCTGAAAACAGTGGTCTAATTCTTCCAAACCATTAAAAAAAACTAAAATTGAGATTGGGCTGCTTGTCGATTACGCCTGGCTACCCCAGTATGTCTTGCGGTAATTTCGTTACGATATTCAACCGGAGTCATGTTTTTCATTTTTTCTTTTTTAGCCGTTTCAATCATGTCCTGTTGAACAACCCTCGCTGATAATGGCGGAGACTCAACAGGACTGAATAATTTTTTGGCAATTTTAATAAAATTTTCTTCAAGCGATGATTGCTTAATATGCTCTGGCAAGGATTTTATATTAGGCGTTTTGTGTGCCCATGCTTTAGCTGTACCTTTTGGAAGCTCACCACGTTTTTCTTTTGCAAAGAACAATTTCATCTGGGCCATTGATTTAAATGGCGCTATTTTTATCATAATTACCTCCTTATAAGGATATTGCTGCCGGTTCTTCTGCAGCAAACGGGTCCGCGCCGCCAGTAAGATATTTAGAAAATTCTCCTCTAATTATTTTACAGGCTATTCTGCTGAACATATAAGAATGAAAAGCATCATCAGGAACGTTATGGTCGTACTTAGTCATCCTTAATCTTTCACTGTATTCTGAATATATACCTGTAAAATCAGACTGGAATTCTTTAAACTGCTCATGTCTAAAAAAATCGATCTCAGCTCTTTTTATTTCCATTATAAAATCAGTCATCATTTGAGTTCGATTTATAATATAATAACCTTTGTCTTTATCCCACCGTATTTTCTTTTTCAATGAACCATGTTCATATAATTCTGCAAATCTTGATGGCCCTAAAGCGTCAACCATTATAGCATTTGAGGTTCTACCATCGCCAGTATCAGCTATTGTAAGAGCGCATCTAAATTTATTGATTATTCTCAACATATCTTTTACTTGTGGTATTGGGGCCGACATTCTCCCAGTATATCTTTTCTTAAACAAAACTTTAAATCTTCCCTGGTACCATGTACTTATTGTCAGCATGGAATAAGACGAGCCTGATGCCGTATCCCCCTTCCCCCAGTCTACACCAGCAAAACTTAAACTATTTTTGGCAAGAGGGTCTGATAAAGCCCATTCCTCCTCAACCATTTCATAATCTTGGCAGCATTTCTTTATTTCAGCAACGCTCATAGGATGCTTTGCTGCCGCATATGGTAATGCAAGGACCTCATTGAAATACTTTTCGGTTGAGTATATTCTTCTGGTTTGTATTACATTTATTTGCCAAGCTTTAGGATTGTTTTCATTATTTACCCAGTTTAATACTATCTGAGGAAGCCGGAACCCATCAATGTAATGATCTTCATTATTCATTGCAACCCATAAGCCATCTCTGTAATATATTGGTTTTCCACATTTATTACAGATTAGGCCGGTGTCACCAATATTAAATTCATTTATATAATTCCATTTCTTACATCCGGTGTTTTGACATTTTATAATCCACTCATTCTGAGAAGACTCATCCCAATATTTTTCCATGGTATTCTCAACTGTTTTCGGAGTTCCGGCGTACAGTTTACAGTTGAATAGGTGCATTGGAAGTGTTGGGTATTCTTTTACAAGATGCTCCCACTTAGCAAGGCTATGGCTCATTGATTGTTCAATAACAGGAACATGATCACTCACAATATCCTGAATCTCGTCTATTGCAGTCATGTCGGTAGATATACCACGTATAGAATCAGCGGTATGGAAAGCAGACCGAAGATATATTTTACTTCCATTTTTCATTTCCTTATATGAAACCTGATCTTTTGTTTTAGTATCAAAATAATGGTCTTTAACTATATAAGATTCATGCAACGCACTATTCAATTTATCAGTAGAAAATACTGATACTTGGTTTCCTGTTGGGGCAACATATAGGGCATGATAAGAATGGTATTTAATTGCTGGAAGGCTCAATTTAAATGCTGTTGTAGTAGACTTGTGCGTCTGACGTCCAAATTTAAACATCATCGCATTTGATTGTTTATTATAAATTGGGAATAGATGCCGCATGGAGTGTTCAGGCAACTGTAGCGGCATTCTATTTAAATAGAACAGCTCTGTTGCAAATTGTGCAGGGGTTACACTCATACTTGCTGTATATCACTTTTAATATCATCCATTACATCAGGCAAATCTTCAATATTTGCTATTTGTTCATTTCCACTGTCAAAGGCAAGTTCGAGTTGCTCCATTCTCTTGAAGAAATCTTCTGAGTCGCTTCTGTCATCAGGCATATGTTCTTTTGCCTTGATAAACATATCAAACCATTTTTTGGCGTTGTTCGCCTTCATTTCTTCAACATTGCGCCTCTTTGTCCTAGTGGTATCGAACCCGCCAATCTCATTGTTTCCGGCTTCCTCTTCTATTTCAATACTTTGAGTCATGTTTATTGCCTCATAGTATTTATACATACTATCAGTTTGAACTTTTTCAAGAAAATCTTTTGGCTTTGGGGCTTCAACTTTATACCCTATTTTCCATTTGATATAATCCATCTCATGGAAATGAAAAGGAACCCCACACCCATCATGTTCCGCCTCATTGCTCATTTCAATTTCTGACCCGCTTCGTATTTGCCTGATGATCAAAGTGTTGTTTCTAAACGGGCGACAATGTTTTAACGCCTCCTTTGCAGAAATATCAGTTGTATCCCAAAATATTTCTTGATACAACTTAAGCGCGTCAACTCCAATTTTTCTTGAATATTTAATTATCAATACATCTGAAATAGTATCGAGAGGTTCTTCATTAAACATAAAAATATTAACAATTGACATGATATCTTTATAAGTATGGATCCATACACAGTCATCACACCATTTAAAATATTCAGGAGGATTGTCTATATTTTTTGCGGATCTTAAAATGTGATCGTATATCTCAAATACTCCAAAATGCTTAAGCCATTCAACATGCTGTTCTTCGGTTAATCTTAATATCCCACCATCATTTAAGAGCTGTGCGATGGGTCCCGGCAATATTGCCCTGATATCATCAAAAACACCAGACACCTCATCTGGAGTGATATCATAATTAAATGTTTTCAGTTTATCTACAACACCATTGACATCTTTTCCGCAGAGCAGAAGTGCGATGATAAACTTTCTGAATGGAATTTTTCCCATTTAATCTCCATAAGTCCTTATATTATGGAAAATATAATATTTTTTGTGGTATTGCTAATTTATTAATTTAATTTTGCCCTTGTTAAACATGTGATTTATATTCTATAATGTAATTATATAATGAAAACTTTTTCAAAGGAAGTTTTTTGACATTCTTTTACAGATAGCTCTGTAAAATTTCTGTGATAATTATGCAAAACATAATAAACAACAGAGCGATTCACGTTTCAACAAAGAGCGCGACGTGGAGCCGAAGCTCTACGCGGTCTTATCTCTTCTCCACGCACAGAAACCGAGTGTCCCTCGGCCGTATTAATATTCTTTGCTGCATTTTCGTCTCGATCGTGGTGTGTTCTACATTTGGGACAATCCCATTCACGAATATTGAGTGGCAACTTTTCGACAATATACCCACAAGTAGAACACATTTTGCTGGATGGAAAGAAACGGTCAATAGTTTTAAGTTCTTTCCCATACCTATCACATTTATAAGTCAACATTGTCCTGAATATATTAAATCCAATATCAGATATTGCACGAGACAGGTAGTGATTACCCATCATTCCTCTCACATCCAGATCTTCGATTCCGATAATATCAAATCGACGAACCAGATCTGTAGTGAATTTGTGCAGTATATCAGATCGACTATTTCCAACTTTTTCATGCAGCCGTGCAATTTTAATACGTTGCCTTTGCCATCTTCCACTACCTTTTTGCCTTCTTGCAAGAGTTCGTTGCAATCGAGCCAATTTGGAAAGATTTTTCCAAAGACATTTTGGATTCGCAATGCGTTCTCCATTGGACAATGTCGCCAATCTACTTATACCAAGATCAACACCAACACCTTTTCCCGTTTTGGGCAATTTTTTAATGGGCTCATTGAGACAGAGGGTAACATAATATTTCCCAGACGGTTCTTTGGTTATCGTTACCGTAGTGGGAATACTTTTAAAATTTCTACTCCAACGAATTTTCAAATGACCAATTTTAGAAATAATGATATTCTTATTAATAGCATCCCATTTAAAAGCGCTGGTTGTATATTCTGCAGATTGTTTATTTTTTTTCTTTTTGAAAACAGGATAACTCCCGCGTTTAGCCCAGAAATTCAAAAAGGCAGTTTGCAGATGACGAAGAGACTGTTGAGTTGGAACACACGATATTTCAGACAACCATTTTGTCCCCTCTTGTTTTTTCAAAACTGCGAGCATTTTAGATGTGTTGTTATAACTGATTTGTTTTTGTTCAACCCTCCAAGCGTCAGATCGTATTTTAAGCGCCCAATTATAGACATAACGGCAACAGCCGAAAACTTTAGCAAGTTTGCAAACTTGAAGATCAGTAGGGTAAAAACGAAATCGATATCTTATTTTCACACTATTAATATATATAATGTGAAATTTAAGTAAATAATTATCTTTTATAAATAACAAAAATATTTTATATTAAGTAATAGATTTCATCCTTTTTTTTTCTAATATAAGGAGCTGTTATGAATAAAGAAGCTATAGCTGCCAAAGCCATACTAAAAACACTCGGGAAATACGTTGCTCCCGCTACCGTTGTTGGTACAGGCGCTGGCATAGTCGGTTATAGGGTTGGTGCCAATAGGATGGGCAATGAGATGGCAACAGCATTCTCAGAAGCAAATACAAAAGAAAATAAAGCGATTGTCGATTCATTTAAAGCATTCAATAAAAAAGAAAATGCTGTGATTGCAAATCGATTTTTGAGAAAAGGTATCAATGTTGGATACAATATGGCGACGACAAAGCCGGCAGCACCAACTATGCAAAAAACATCTTCTGAAATAGCCAATGAGGCATTTATCGATGAACTTGAAAAGCTTGGTTTCGCCATAAAACCATTGGTGAGCCTTGGTATGAAAGGCGTCAAAGCGCTTCGTACTCAATTTTCCAGTCTCGGCAAAGGGTTAAAAGCAGCTGGCAGCTCGGCAATTGCTGGTATTAAAAGTCCTGCTGGTATGAGGTCAACACATTTTGGACTGGCCCGCGACCGTGCTTTAAGTGCAGCTAAGACAAGCCCGTATGCCGCCAGTCTGGCTGGTGGTGCTGGTGCTCTTGGTACTGGATATGCTTTTGGTAAATCGAAGCCAAAAAGAACCATTGTAGATTATCGTTATTAAAATGATACCATTATCAGCAAAAAGTTTTGAGAGCTGTTTCGAAAAGATAGCCTTGTCTGTATTGCACTCAATGCATAGTGAGCGTGAGAATGCGGATCTTCAACCTCTTACAAAAAATAAACCGTCAATCAGCACTCCTCAAGACAAAGCTTTTCAAAAAAGAATGATCAAATCAACTATAAGGTTGAGCCATCTCGAAGACAAAAGGATGACTCATCAACATTTAAGAAAAAAAAGAGGTCGTTATTTTCGATACTAACATGGAATAACTACAATGTTAACAGGTTCTTTAGTTCTCTGTAAATTACTTTGGGCCTGGAAGGATAATGCGCACAGGGCCGGTTTATGATCGGCCCATCTTTTTTATTTATAACTCAAGGAGTATCAATGCACGAAAAACGGTTTCATATTTTCTTTCATGATGATATTGATGGAATTGTTTCAGCAGCAATGGTTCTGACTTCATTTGTCAGAAAGCATTCGTACAGACTTTACCCGGTAAAGTCAGCAATAAGAGGTGATAAATTTAACAAACTCATTGAGAAAGTAGAAGGCGGGGACAATAATACAATAATTATTGTCGATTACCAATTTAACGAGCGCGCCCATATATGGGTAGATCACCATTTTGATAAAGATTTGGGAAACCATGTCGTAAAGAACGGAAAGCTTTTTTACGATCCAAATGCCAAATCTGCAGCCAGAGTTATTTACAATTGGTTTCAGGACGATCCAATATTGAAAGGCACAATAAACCCAGCTATTATTACCATGGTCGATTTAATTGATAGTGCTGGTTATGCGTCTGTTGATTACGTGTTTTCAAGCCTTGAGCCATTGATGATATTGAAAGCATATATTGAACGTCTTTCAGTATTTGTGGACTCAACGTTTTCAAGGCTGGTTGAGCTAATCAGCTTATACAATTTCGATATTAACAAAGTCCTGTTTACCCTTGGTGTTGATTATCATATCATACACGACCTGAAACAATCAGCAGAATCAATTGAGAAGGTTATGGTGATTAATGGTTGTATGGGTGTCACTGAAATGAATAGACTTTATGCCTATCCTCGGTATGCTGAATTTTTTGTAAGACCTGATGTAAAATACTGTGTAAGAATTATTAATCTTGGTGGCGAAAGAATTCATATTGATATTGGATATAATTCATGGCATGTGAAGCCTAATCATCTTCATATCGGCAAAATGCTTGGTGCACTTGATTATCCAATCAGTGGTGGAGGCCACCCGGGAGTTGGGGGCGCTATTATACATGAATCAGACCTTGAAAGATTTATTGATGATGCTTGTGTACAAATAAATGGTCCGGAGGACAGTGTAGATATGGAAAAATATGCAGTTGATAAAACCGATCCAATCGAAGAAAAAGCCGATGAAATGGTTAAAACTGGTCAAGCTGAAAGCAAAGATAAGGCCAGGGAAGAAGCTGTAAAAAAAGAGGAAGGAGGTAAGCCGGAAGATGTTCAAGGCACCGATATTTAACTTTGAGATGAAAAAAGTTTTAGGTGCTGACCTAGAAGAGGTGGACGAAATACTCGCCGATAAACAAAATCACATTGAGCGAATAACCGTTCCGAAGAAAAATGGTGGCAAAAGGAATATCATAGCTCCAGACCCACGACTGAAATACATTCAGAAAAGTATTTACTGGCGTGTCTTCAGAAGATATAGGCCCGACCCATCAGCACATGGATTTATTGCTAAAAAGGGTATCGTAACAAATGCAGAGCCGCATGTTGGAGCTGCATCTATGGGAAAGATTGATATTAAAGATTTCTTTGATTCAATATCAATTGACCATTTAAAAAATTGCATTTTTGGAAATAAGCATGTATGTCGATACTGCAAAAATTATGAACGGATGCTTGACGGGAGGTGTAATCCCTCACTATATCACAATAAAGTTGAAGATTATGATTTTAAATGTGAAGAGATAAAAGCAGTACATATACCTGAGTACTGTGAAGAGACTGGATACATGTCTCTGTTTAATAGAATAATAGACTTGTGCACTTTTGAGGGATATACTGCACAGGGCTTCCCTACTTCGCCAATGCTGGCGAATATAGTAATGCGAGGATTCGATCGGTCAATGTCTGAATATAGTCTCAGCAATGATATAGTGTACACCCGATACGCAGACGATCTTGCATTCAGCAGTAATAAATTGACAAAATTTGAATTAAAACAAAAAATAAAGCGCAAAGCTTACCAATTATTATGGGCATATGGATTTGCACCAAATAAAAAAAAGACCATATGGAAATCAAACGCCGGTCGTCTCAAGATTTGCGGTGTAGTGGTTAATGTTAAAAAGTCAGTGCAGCGTAGTGATGTCCACCGGTTTAGAGCTCAGGTGCACCATGCTACGGTTAAGCATGCAGACAAAACAACCAAGGGTGATTTGAGAAAATTAAAAGGGTGGGCATCATTTTTGATGTCTATAGATCGTGATAAAGGGAAAAAGTATATGAATCAGCTTCTTGTGTTTGAACAACAAAAATTCAATTAACAGAAAAGGAAATAAAGTTCAGTGGAATTCACAATATACACAGATGGGGGTTGTTCAGGAAATCAAAGGGGTGCTAATTGTCCAGGTGGTTATGGTTATGTAATAATCGACGCTGGCAACAATATATTGCAACGAGGAGGAGGCCACAGAACTAATGTAACTAACAATCAAATGGAATTATTGGCAGTTATTCAAGGAATGAGGACATTAAAAAAGCTTTTAGACTCTGAGTACGATGGTGCCAAAAACCATTCCTGTGTTATAAGGCCTGATTCAAAGTATGTGTCAGACAATTATGATGAATACCTTCCTGTATGGAGAAGTAATGGATGGAGAAAGTCTAATGGAAAATTTGTTATCAATGTTCCGTTGTGGAAAATGTTGGATGCTTTAACCCCCGATTTTAAAGCATTCTGTTTTAAGTGGGTCAAGGGGCACGCCAGAAGCAAATTTAACAATATGGCAGATGGCATAGCTCAAGATCAAATTAAAGCAGCCAAGGCTCGTTAAACTATCCCACAGGAGGCCATTGTGACAGCTAAAAAGAAAAATGACGAGAAACAGAACGTCATAATCGAGAAGTTCAATGTCATTATTGATTTGACTTCATCATTTGTGAAAATCATTTTTCCACCAACTATTAAATTTATTATGAGTATAAAAAGAATCTTTTCTAAAAAAGAAAAGACTAAAAAAGAAAAAAATTAACCGCCATGAAAGGAGAGATTAATCTCTCATCTGAAATGGTTCGTTTTGGAGGGCTTAATAATTAGGGTAGCGAATTTTATCTGTTCATTCCAGAGCTGGAACGACAGATAAAAATCTATCAATTTACCCGCCTGGTCATAGATCACCAATGCGCGCCATTGGCGATCTGTGCGGGCCAGGCTTGGTGAGAACCCGCCTGGCCCCCGACCCCAGTCCGGTTCTGTTTCATGGCTAGGTTAATTGGAAGCTCTCACCGACCTGGGAGTTTTTTTAGCTATTACATAAAAAATGCCCGGGGTCATCACTCCCGGGCACGCCACAAACATCACTAAACACCTCTCTTTTAACCAAAATGGCAACTGAAAGACACAGTTATTCAGTGGCCATTTTTATTTCTTCAAGATTTTCAACTACAGTATTGAGACCGTCCATTGCTTTCTTAACCGCGCCTTCATTAATAGTAGACAGCCCCATTCTCGATGCGACAAGGAGCTCAGCGAGGTCACCAGCAACCTTTTTCATCTCACGCACATTTTCAACATATCCGCGAAGGTTGTCTTCATTTATAAAGTTTAATGACAAGACGACATCGACAGCGTCTGGATCATCTAACACACTGGCTTCTTTGACAAGATCAACCCTCATATTAATACATACTTCTTTGATCACATCTTTGATATGGGCAATTTTTTCAATTTCCTCGAGAACACCAAGGTTGATATAATTATTGTTGACACCATAAATAGTAACAGCCTTATTTTTTATTTCATCATTGGCGTATTTAGCCAACACAACCTTCATTGCTTTTGTGGCAGCGTCTTTACTCATCCCCATAAGTTGTAAAGACTTTATCGTCTGGCCAGTTGTCATCGAATAGCCATTAAGACCAGCAATTTTTTTCAGTGGTTCAAATGGTTCACCTATTATTTTATAACCTTCGCCATCAACAGACATTGCAATCTTATTAATATTAGCATCTTCGTAGGTCTGTTGAATTGATTTTGCTGGTCTCAAAAAATCATCATTATTAAGACCTTCCATCATTGTTGCATTAATTATTAAAGCCCCTTCAGGAACAAGGAATATGTCTTTCACATTTCCCAAAATCATTTTATAAACAGGGTCAAGCACTTTCTTTACACGCTGTACACTAGCGATATTTGCAGGAATAATAGCCTCTTTACCTGAAACATACACATGCGAATTGTTCACTTTAAATTTTCTGAACCTATCACTAAAAGTAATACATTCAAAAGCATTGTTAGCGCCATATATTATAAAAAGTTTGTTTCCATAAGAACCGCCGCAACACATCCCATCGTCATCATATCCTTCTTTTCCTTGTTCCATAGGTTTCATATTAAGATTAAATGATTTATCAGCACCATCACTACGATTTTTTGGATCAAGATTGATAAAATCATCAGTAACCCTTTTGGCAAAATATTGAACGGCTTTTTGCAAAGCTCCATCCTGAGTTAATGTTTTTGTCCCATAAAACCCAATCCCATGACGATTATAATCATTGAACTTACAATAGTATTTTCCATCAAGAGAAAGGAAAATTTGATTACGACGATTCCTCTGTTTTTTCTTTTTTTCTATCTCATCAGAGTCGGATGTACAACATGGTTCTGGTGTGCATTCCCTGTTTTTTAAATCATAACTGTCAACCATATCAAGAATCATACCAGCAATTGGCTTACCAGTAGTGGTGGCAAGAAAACGACCAGCCATATTTTTACCACTCTCAATAAAATCTTCCATGGTAGGATATTCATACATTCTTAATTCACATACTACCGGGGCGGTTAATGGCTGCAGTTTATTAACATCAATGAATTGTGAATCGAGAACTGTGATAGCACGTTTTGCTTTCACAATCTTATAAGTATCAAGAATACCATCTTTATGATCGTCACCAACAATTCGCTGATGCCTATTAAGTTCAACAATATTGCCGACTAAATCGCCAGTGTTATCAACAAAATTTCCACTTACATCTTTTTTGGCTTCAAGTTGTACAGCAAATTTTTCAATATCTTCTTCATGTGCCAGAACAGGCCAAGCAGACATTTTTGCAAAATTAGGATAAGCCGACAATTCTGGAACATCATTGATATTCACTGATGTCTTTGGATAAATTCCACCGACAGGTTTAATTGCCTCAAAAGCACCACGGGGGTATTTTCTTTTAGGGACACCTAGCTTCTCAGAGGAAAGAATTTTTTTAATATTTGCCAGGTTTGCTGATATGTATTTAACTGTTTCCCCATCTTGATGCACAAATACATCAAATGGACTCAATTTGAAATCCTTCACGATTACTGGAAAATTTATCTGCTTCCCCTCATACCATACAGCAACGCTGCCTTTTGCGTATCCTTCATTTTCATCAACACTCTTAACAATAACATCGACGCCGAACTCTTTCGGGAGATAATTTATTTGTTCAAAAAATTGATCCAGTATCTCCTCATTCCACTCGGAAACATTTTTAGGCAACTCATATTCAGCCACCTTCTCAAATGACAACTTTTCTATAACGGATTCCTTTACTGTAATCATTTTTATTTCCTTTTTTTATGTTTCTACTAAATTTGGTTTCAGAGTCGAATATATCCACTGGCCAACCGGACCTCCGGCAGTTACAACAGATGGTGATACTGGTGGAGGGGCTATCCCAGCAGCAAACGCCGATTTCATTATTGAACTTGACAATGCGAGTGCCATTCCATAAGCAATGGCATTGGCAATCATTTCAGAACCCGCCTCATATGTAGATTTTTTTTGTAATTTCATATAATCAATATTTTCTTTTAGGAACGCTTCTATTTTTGGTTCGAGGTATTTTCCTAATGCGGATATTGAGAATCTTTTTTGTGGCATTATGGTTCCCTGGAAATTTTGCTCAAAGGAATATATATAAGATTTCCAACCGGCCCACCAGCAGGAGGGCATATACCTGCAGCGAAAGCTAACTGGACACCAGAATCTGACAAAGCTTTTGCTATACCATATGCGATAGCATGTGCCATTGCCTTTGCCCCATCTTCCGGGGTAACGTCGGTATCGTTTTCCATAGCCTTTGCGTTGTCAACAAGGAATTTTTCAACATCACCAACTATTGATTTACCAAGAACTGATTTAGTCATTCTAATTATTGACATAATAACCCTGTATATAGTATACAATATAATTCAGAGAATTTCAAATTGCCAATCGTATAATAATTAAAAAAAATAATTAGGACAGTGATTAATGTAAGTTTATATTTAAAATAAGCATTGGTGTTGTATTTTCCATTATTTTTTTTAATTACTGACAAAAGGGGTTTATATGGGTTTAAGTCCTGAAGAACGTACCAGAAAGGAAACGCAGGAACATATTAATAACGTTCGTATGTTTCTTGAAAAAATAATACAGGAAATAACACTTCGAGCAAAGAATCATGATAACTCGAAATTAGAAGAGCCTGAATTTTCAACATTTGTTGAATATACCCCAAAATTAAAAAATAGTACATATGGTAGCAACGAATATAAAAGGTTTTTGAAAGGGATGAAACCTGCTCTTAAGCATCATTATTCTCACAATCGCCACCACCCCGAATTTTTTATAAATGGGATTGATGGTATGAATTTCGTCGATTTAATAGAACTCTTTGCCGATTGGAAAAGCGCTTCCCTTAGACACAATAATGGAGATATTAATAAAAGTATAGAAATAAATAAAGACAGGTTTAATATAGCGCCACAGCTTGCTAACATATTCAAAAATTCAATTAAATTGTTAAAATGAAATTAAACTGACTCGAAATTATCAGAGTCTTTTATTATTCCTTTTGCTGGTGCACCCTTGCCGACAGAAGTAAACCCGCCTTTATTTCCGAATTTGGTGGTATTGGCATTAAATTCTGCCGCTATTGCCGGGTGTATTGGGGCTGGTGCTCCAATTGCAGTTACCTGGACCCACTGCGCCTGATATTGTTTGAGGAACTCAACAAATGATACCAATACTGTTTCCTGCCCATTAATTCTTAAACCATTGAGGGCGGTAATATCTATTCCTTTTTCAGGATCCATTATTATTGAGTTGTTTTCTTCGTCTGACTCGCTGTGAGAAAATGTTATTTTCCCTTTTGAATGGATTGTTAGATTGCCTTCACTATCAATGCTCATATGAAATGCGTTCAGATTTGATGTAGGAATTCCTTTACCGGCTGCCCTGAGATCCATTTCTCCTTTATCACTTATCATCATTTTAAATTTATTACCCATAACCGCAGGAGTTGCTCCCGGGGATATTGGCACATTTTTTTCATTCACCTGAACATCATCAATCCTAATATTGACGAATGATTCACCAGGCTCTCCAACTTCTATGGTTGCCCTTGAGTCTCCGAAATTAATAACTTTAGAAAACAGAACATCTTTCCCCTTCTCGACCTCTTCGTTATCGATATTCGCACCAACCCAGGGGGCAAACGTACCTTCGCATGTTGAAACCCAATTGTCAGGAGACCTGGTCTGAGTAATAAATTTTCTGTAAATTATAGGGAAATCAGTTTCACTGATCCGGGCTGCCTTGTCATTGATATCGCTTCCGGCGTACATCCCAAAATGCTCTCTGGCAAAATAAAACGGAGGATTGTGAGATATTATTCTATGATAATTCTGAGCAAGACTGTGATTAAGATTTTCGTGCACACCATGACCAAGCGGTTTAAGGACTGTATTCATCGCACAACTCGTAGCAAGGATAAGCTGCCCATTGTCAGTCGCAACAATTCCAGCACCACTTTTTTGATTTATAAATCGTATAGCATCAGTAACTTCTGCTGATATAGGATTTTCAATTTTTACATTAGCAAGTGATCGTTCATTGAATGTTCCAATAATGTAATTATTTATCCCAGTAGAGACATCAATAAATTTATTTTCAGCACCACCAAATGTGAAATATATTATTACTTTTACACGCTCACCTTGTTTGTAATCACCATCTTGTCCTGGCTGATAAATAAGAGTACAATAGATAGGGCCGTTTAATTCACCCAAAGGAGATTCATAGATAGTAACCTCATACGTTTCAGTATCAGTCAGCTTGCTAGTGATAATGCCACTACATATACACGGTACCGGTGTATATGATACAACATCTTGAGGACTCCCCATCATTATGCAGCTCTCAGACTAAAATGTTCATTGTTAATAAATTTATACCAATCTTCTTCTGGTGCTTTTCTGCCATATATTTTATGAAATTTTTTATGTATAGATCTTTTTACAAGAATAATATTATCATAACAAAAACACAATTCAGAATCGTGTGATACTGGCGTTATATGATGGCACTCAACTTCCGAAAACTTTTCTGCTTTATACCCCGTTAGCTCACATGCTAATTTTTTTTCTAATTTGTATTGTTTTGAGAACCATTGCCACGAACCAGATTTGTTTCTACACCAATTCCATTTTCCATTTTTTCTTATATATAAAGACAGTTTAGTTCTATCTTTAATCCACACAGGATTGTTTTCACCTTTCTGCCTTTTACCAAGCTCTCTTGCGTGTTCTATATGGCTACAGCCACAACTTTTCACTCTGCCAAGTCTTATTTTAGACCCTATTGCAACAAATTCTTTTCCACAATGGCATATACATCTCCATTTAGCGAGTCCTGCTTTATTCTTACCTGCCAATTTTATAATAGTAATTCCATTAATTATTTTTTCTGTAATATCTGTTATTCTCGAATGTGATCGACACAATCCAGTTTTACCATCATTTCCTATTTTTTTGTTACATATTTTACAAAATCGGATTTTTTTAGGTTGTTTTTTAGCTAAAGATATTTTTCTTTTAGTTTTTTCAGAATGGCGAAAATTTTTTGTACGCCATATTCCAAAACACTGTCTACACCTGTTAGAATATGTTCTTATTTTTTTATTTTTACAATCAGGGCATAATTTCATTCTATGCTTCATGCAGTGCCTTTGATAAATCTGTGATATCTATTTATCGCAGCTTTTACAGTATTACCAGTGTTAAATGCACGATGAGTATTTGTTATATAAACTGTCTTTTTCGTTTTCTTATTAACCGATTTCCATACAGCAGGCGTCTTTTCACCATGTGGCCCATGGTGCCACACTGCCTTTCTAGCCATAACAGTAGTACGCTCTTCCGGCGTTAGAGGAACGCGATGCTTATCAAGGTCTTTATACGTTCCACCATATCTCGCTATCTTTTCAATTTCACAAATAAAGGCAGCATGGTATATTTCCTGCAGACTGGATTCCTTATCAATCTCAGCTTTTTCCCTTTTGGTTTTTCCACTCTGCATATCTGCCGGCATTTTCTTTTCTATACGAAAACTGAGTAGCTTTTTTTTATTAACTGTAGGCTGCCCGAGATCGTCAGTTCCAATACTTTTTACTGTCATCCGTTGATTTTTGAAACGACCACCAAGAAGGTAATCGCCCATTTTGATATCGAGATTTATCATATGGTCCCTTAATAAGATATTTTTTTGGCTTTTTTCGGTTTTATCTTTTGTTTTGACAAGTATTGTGGTGGAATCTTACAACCTGATATCTTCTCAAGCTCGTCAATAAAAGATTCCTGATAAATACATTCCGCTGTTTTTGTATTTTCTTTATTTGATAACATTTTTTTTCTAAACAAATACGTTAACATTGGTACTGCTGCTACCGCACCATATGAACCAAGAGTCAAACCAAGAGCTCTTGTGCCACCTGCCTGGCCCCTAAATAATGCTTTTCCTAACCCTTTTATTCCACCACCATGATATTTTGCTAACCCTTTAAAACCGCGAGCACTTGCCAAAGCCTCTTCAGCCAGCATTACTCCTGGAAGTACACTTCCTGCAATTGCACCTTTTCTCGCAGTTTCTTCTTTTTTGGCAAATGCCGCAACTAGAGCACCAACACCTGCCGATGGCATAGCTCCAACTCTTATCCAAGTAAGCGGCCTTCTTCTCCAACCAGCCCAATTTTTTGCATGGCCAAGTTCGTGTGATGCCACTGCCATTTCAAATGGAGAAATTTTTCTTTTATACTTTGTCCATATATGAATTCCTTTTCCATATTTACCACCAGGATCATACAGACCTCCACCACCAGCAATTGCACCATGTGTACGTGTATAAGCCGGTTCTTGTGTTCCCATTAATCTTTGTAACTTTTTTATTTTTAATGATTTTGTTTGTACAGGTTCAGCTGTCCAATCTGTTTGGCTTAATCTTTTCCCCTGCATAAGCCTAATTGGAACTCCTGTCACATATTCAGGAACTGCTGCTAATGTTGATGCAGCCACCCCAACACTAATACGTTTAGCTGTTCCTATTTGCTTTTCTTTATTTGCGCCTTTGATATTCATAACATTACCCAAAATGTTATTTTAACTAATTCATCAACATTAATACGAGATTACCAAGTATAATTCCCCGTTACATACATTGGCAGCGGATGGCCCCTCTTTGGATCAATAGTAGTTTTCCATCCCTGAGTGGTACCTTCTTCAAGAACCTTCTTTATCCGGTTATGGGCAAGTCGAGCTACCCAATCTTCTGAAGACTGAGCTTTTGCACTGATACCTGCTGGAGTAAGAAACGGCTCATGTTTAATTCTATCTTTGAAAACCTTAATGCGCTTAACGCCTTGTCTGCCAAGATCATCAACCACTCTACGGTTTATTTTTTGATGCTTTTTATATCTACCATAATTTTGGGCAAAGTGGTCTCCCTCAGAATTCTCAATATCCTCTTCTTTCTCATTATTATTATTAAAATACTCTACAGACGATAGTTGGGCAACATCATGTGGTGTATAATTACTTGACCCCGGATCAATGATACGCGTTGTGTTAGTAATACCTCTTACAATAGTTTCAATATCCCTATTGTCTAATTTCCCATCATTTATTTCACTTATTTGATTAACAAGAAATTTTTGAGTTTCTTTCATGCCTTTATATTTAAGCATATCGTGAGCACTAGATGTTCCGGAAGAGATTTTATCCCCACTTTTTATTTTATCACCTCTCTTAACGAGAAGGTCGTTATTGGTATCAACATATCTTGTTTCTTCTTTTTCATTATTAGCAAGAACAACATCCCATCCACCAATAGAAGATTTTGATACAGATTTTACAATACCATCCATACTGGCAAGCGTCGCCTTATCAGGAATGTTTTTGGTGAATCTCAATGTTCTGTCGAGAACATCAAATTTCGTTCCGGTAGCTTTCTTGCCGGCTTCAAGAGCACCGCCAGTGTGAAAAGCTTTCATAGCAAGGTTAAGCGATGGTTCAGTGAGTGTGTGTGCCGATATAACACCTATATTATCGCCGATGTTATGCCTATTGCCCTCATAGTCAGTACCATACGACCAGCTGGAAAAACCATCCCCGGGGCTCGGATCTGTAAGCGGGGATTGAATACGGATGTTTTTAACTTTATACTGATTTAATTTATTGATAACATCACTGGTTATTAATTCATTGCGTTTTGCCACAATCTTCCCGCCAGTATTCTTGGCATCCTGAGCAAGGTATCTATTCATAACAGCCTTTTTATCATCAATGTTGTATTCAAGACCTTCTGTATCAACCGGATCATCACTATAAATTCTTGTGTCGTAAATAGAATTCATTAAATCTTTTGTTAACCAGCCAGGTTTGAAAGAAGAAACGGATTTTTTAATGTTTCCGCCACGCGCACCATGGGCCGCCGCCCAATAATCGAACGTACTAAGCCCTTCTGAATACGATCTCTCTATAGGTATTGGTATTGGTTTGTCATTTGCATCAGTTACTATTCCAGGCATAAGTGTAATCGCGGCAGTATTGCCGATACCTTTACCGGCTCCAGATTGAATTCCTATTCCGAGCATTGTTTTCTCACCATGTTTTTTCTCAAGAGCCTTCTGGCCTTTTTCTTTTGCTTGTGAATATGCTTTAATAACACTATCATTTCGACCTGGAATTACTTTAGCTTTTGCTTCCTGAAGAATTGGTTTTCTTATTGACTCATCAACAATAGTATCTGACACACCGAGAGTAAAGCCATACTGGGTAACATAATTATTTCCAACATCTTTTATTTTATCAGCAAGACCTATAGCAATTCTTCCATTATGTTTTTTCGTTACTTTGTTTATCCACCCCTCAACATTGTTAGAATTTAATTCAACATCCCAATCCTGCATATCATCCGGAACCACTGAGTTTATCTCATGCATACCAAACGGCGCTTTCTTACCAGCGACGCCTACTGTGTCTGCATGGGTAAATTTATTATTATTAAATGCATACCGCGCCTCATCAATATTGTCAAATTTTAAGCCGATATCCTTTCCACCCTTACCTTTTGAGACGAGCCAGCTTCCAACAATCATATCCATCTGCGGAACGTTCAATACTGAATCGTAACCAGTTTTAAGCATGCTGGCAGATGGTTTCATTTTTTCAGCCTCTCTAAGGGCTTTTGGGCCGATAGGGGTATGTATCTGAAAAGTATCACCATCAAAATCGCCACCAAAGTTTTTACTTACCACAACGGCTGGAACTTCAATAGACCTACCTTCAGTCAATTTAGGTTTAAAAGCTGTCATATTCCATCGATGGAGTGTTGGGGCGCGATTCGCTATTACCAATCTCTCATCAGCTACTACTTGCCTGGCCCTCTCAAATATTGGACTTTTATCTTTTATATGCCTTTGAGCCTCAAGCGGTTTATACCCCCAACTCACCATTTTTTGCATTATAAACGGTTGAAATATTTGAGTGGCCATATCTTTTGGAATCCCAATTTCATCACCGCCAAGGTCTGGATTAAGAATGATGGTTGACCTTCCAACCAAATCCTGTCTTCGTTCAAGAACTTTATCTTGAAAAAATCCCTCCTTGGTTTGTTTGGTTTTCCCGCCATCAATTTGACTAATAAACCCTTTTTTATTTTTTACCCGATGTAGATATGATGTCGGCTCTGAAAGACCTGCAACAGCCCTCATATCATCATAAAGAGCACCTCTAATTTCAGCAAGTTGTAAATTCTCAATATCTTTACTGCCAATTTCCTTTGTTTGTTTCTTAAGGTCTTTTAAAGCACTACTTGTCCTAGAAACTTGTTGATAAAGATCATTTATATCAGAAAGGATAACCGTATTGTCGGTACCCATAGTAATAACAGGTCTGTATTTTGATGGTGTAACAAGGACGTTCGATATCATATAATCAGTAGGTTTCATCTTATTTTCTTTTAATGATTTAAGATACCGAATCTTACGATGAATTTTGTTTAATTCTGACGGGTTGGTTATTCTCTCTGCCAAAATTTCAGCATTAGAAAGTTCCTTATTAACATTTATTCTATCGAGAAGCATTTCTATGGCTGGGCTTCCTGATATTGAATTTTCAGTTCCAGGTTTGACAGTCTCGCCAGTAGTTTTGTTTACAAATTTTTTACCCGCTATCACTTCATTCATTTTGCTGACAGGCAGGTCTATCAATGCAGCAGCAGCAGGTGCTGTTATTGGATTAAGAACTTTCTCAGAAAGTCCAAAATGAGTATAATGGTCACCAAACAATCCACCCGCTTTCACCGGGTCAAACAAACCCTCCTTCATCGGAGCAAGATCTTTTTTCCTATATGTTAAATCTGGTCGATTTAATTCCCCTCTTGATTTTTCAATTATTTCAGCATCGGTCATCGGTCTTAAGGCAAACGTTTTTCCTTTTTGCTCAACATCGATACCAGCCCCAGCCATCATAGCAAGCATTTTGTCCCAGACAAATGCTTTCTTTGGCGGAGGAAGGCTTTGGCCGGTCTCCATAGCTTTCCAGTATTCGTCATTCTTCTGACCTTTAATCTCAAACATTTCACGGAGATTTTCATTGGCTCCACGGGCAAGCAAAGCCGACATTTCCATGCGGCCAAGATTTTTGCCACCAGACTTACCACCAGCAACCGGCTGTTCGTTAGCATCATACCCATCTTTGTATCGTGCAGAAAATTTGTGATCTACAACATGTTCAAGCTTTAATATATTTGAAATACCATTTGCAACTGGATTAAAGATCGGCTTGCCTGTTTCCGGATCAATCAAAATATCTTTATCAGAGAGGCCAACCTTTTTTAAATCAGCCATTATCTTTTTGGAATTATCTTCTCTGGAAAAATTATTAATCTTATATTGTTCACCTGTTTTTGTAGCTATTTTACCAGCAGCATTTTCCAAAAGTTGAGAAGTATTTATTCTATTAGAGACCCCAATTGGATTCATGGTAAGTTCTATATACTTATCAGTCTCTGGGTTATAGGGCATTTCATGATCAGGAACTATTTTTGATATAATATGTTTGTTTCCATGCAGACCTGAAATTTTATCAGCAACTTTGAGCGGCTCTTCTGTTTTAACACTGACCACAACGCTATTGCCAGACTTTTCAACATTGGTAATAGTACCAACGACATCTTTACCCCATTTGATAGCATTGTTTGACATGTCTCTTTTAAGCTGTTTATCAAGCCTGCCTAATGCAATATCATCGGCTGTTGGCGGTTTATGTTCCATGTGGGCAATTAACACATCATCCCGGCCAACCTTCTCATCGACTTTGATTACACCGTCTTTGTCGAGCTTCCTACTTTGTTTTGCATTAATTTCTTCCGGATAATATGCTTTAAATTTTTCTCTCGAGAAAACACCTTTAGAAGAACGCTTGGTTTTAAAATCGTACATATGTTCAGATGTTAATTTTTTAGCGCCACTTTCCGACATAATTGCCGAATCTTCGTAGTTATACCCTTTATATGGAAGATAGGCAGTTCTCAGATTGGCTCCTATTGCAACCTGGCCATCTTTAGTAAAATTATTGTCGGCAAGCAAATCGCCCTTCTTTACCGAATCACCCTCTTTAACTACGGGAATATTGTGTAAAAAACTTTCTGCATTTAAGGAGAAATTATTATAAAGCTGAATCCTGTGTTTATCACCTTTATTATCAGTAACTGTTATATTTTCAGAAGTAATTTTTGTCACTTTCCCATTTGCTGGAGACTCAGGCAAAGCCATTGATTTTGCAAGCAACCCACCAATACTTTTTCCCTTTTCATCAATAATATTAAATAATGGCTTTTCTCTGTTTTTTAGAGGAAGGGCTTGCTCTTGCATTTTTGAAGCTGTAAGGCCACGGTTCCCCTGAATAGAATTCAGAAAAGGAATTGAATTTGCAGAAGTGTCGAACAGGCCAACGGGACTTGAGATAATGGCATCAACTTTTGAAGCTGCTATTTCAGCAAGCCTACCTTTGTTAATAACCTTCACTTTTTTACTTTTCGCTTTTGGTTTTTTGCCAGCCAAATTATATTCATCAGGAAACGCTATATTTTTATCCCATGTCTCAGTGGGTTTTAATAATAACTTCTCGCCGGTTGGCGTAATGTGTTTTGAATAAACATCAGGACCGACCTTTATTGTATCCATAGTGCTGTGTACTGTAACACCTACCCCAGAACCTTCAGGGGTATGTAATGGATCAAAATATCCAGCTTCACTATTTGAAATCTGCCTAGTTTCATTAGTAATAGCATTTGATGTTCCTATACCACCTTCTCCCATGATGGTATATTTATTACTATCTCCTATGATTGACATGACATTGGTTTGATTAGGAGGATTTGACAACTGGCTGTTGGTCACAACCCCAACAACGAATGGGTCGAAAACCTGGGAACTTATTGATTTATTAATGGTCTTATTTTTTTTGAGCTTATGTTTTATATTGCCAATAATTTTTTTACTATTTTTTATCAACTTTTCCCTGATATGGTCTTCAATATCATAAAACGATTTGAATACCAACGCTTCACGATCATCACCTTCAACTTTACCAGCATGAACATCTATTATTTTTTTTGAGGCATCAAGCAGAACATTCTTATTTACATTTTTGTAAGATTTGCCTAAAGTTATTTTGGTCGTTTCGGGATCAAGTCCAGTTTCAAAAAGTCTTTTTTTAATTTCTTCTCTAATAGTTTCCGGCCCAGTTCCGGCGATTGGTTGCCGTCCGAATATTGCTTCATATAACTTGTTTTGGTCACGAGTCTCATGTTTATCATACGCTTTTGCATTTGCTTCATATACCTGTTCACCCCAGCGCTCTATAAGCTCACTTCTCGTAACACCAACTGCCTTGAGAGCATTAATAAGAGGGATGTTCTTGCTTCCATACCCCATAGTAAAAGTTTTGCGCTCAGGAACAAAATTAATTTTGAAATTATTATTAAACCCTCTGTCAAAATCAATTGTCTTATCCACATTAAAGAATGAGCTAATTTCACCATTCGCCTGTTGCTTCGTATATACACCTGGTTTTAAACGTGATTGTTTTGTAAATTGATATTCATTACCTTTTACCAGATAAGTTCCACGATCAGTAATTTTTGGGATGGTTGCAACTTTTATATTAGGAACGCTGTCGATTGTTTTGCCAGTATTTTTATCAATTATAGAAAGATCAGCCCTCAAATCATTTGCCCATACCCTACCTTTGTTTCTGACCGTTTTTTGTGCTGACACATCGCTGTTATCATATTTTTTATCAACCCAGACTTTATTTACTTTCAGCTTCACATCATCATCTTCTACCGATTGAAGGATTTTTTTTATCGTATCAGATATAGTAACATTCATGAGAGTATTATTTCTCGCATCTGCCTCCATTTCTGACAATTTATGAAGAACATTCTGTTCTTTTGTCGGCATTGACAGCAACCTTGGTTAGAAAAACTAAAATGAGGGTATATAAATAATATAGCATTAATGTATAGTTATAGCAAACATGCAATGTGATTATTGAGAAAAATCTGATATAACAATTATAGAAAGGTTTATTTCCCAATTAACGATTTCCATTAACCCTTTTCATAGAAGGAGATTATATGAAATGTTTTTCGTTCGTCCATGGCCAACTTCACGAGGGTATGCAAGTTTCTACCCAAGGTGGCCTGCATGTTTTCTTAGGGCAAGTAGGAAGCAACCATGGGGACAAATGCAAAGCCTGTAGATTGGAGCTTAGCAAGGACGAACCACCTCCTGTTGAAGATAATATCTTAAAAGAAGCGTTTGCGAACATTTCATCACGCAGCGAAAGGTATGTACTTATGCATACAGAGCATCAAACCAATTCGGTGCTGTTAAGGATTAATACATCCTGTGCTGATCCAAACCGGCCCGTTAAAGGTAAATGGTTTCAGATATTTGGGAAATTAAATATAATTGAATTTGGCAAAGGTCCAGGGTATATAGATTCAGTAATCGTACTCAAAAGCGGATGTTCAGTCATCGTTACTGAAGAGGGCGGAAACAAATTTATAGTAGCCAATTATAAAGGCTCAATGGTCCGTGCAGTTGTTGAACAGCAAGTGTGGTTTGAAGACCGGAGAAAAAGCAGAAGGCCTCGTAATGAGCGCAGACCCGAAGCGACAAGCGAGGAAGATATTATAAAAGATGAGGCAGTTTTAGCTGACTAGCAACTGAATCTATGATGGAAAGGGGGTATCATGCTATCACTGTTTTTTTTGAGGGTAAGATGGTAATGTCTACATCAGGGGGTTTGTTAAAAACCCCCTTTTTTTATCTACGGAGGTGGTATGGAATTATTTAAATATGCTGAAAAAATGTATAATCCAGCAGTCATATTACAATCAATACTTAGCCTTAAACAAGGAGAATGGAAAGCAGTATATGCCATAGCTCAGGTTCTTGCGAAAAAATTGTCACAGAAGCTTGAAATACCGCTCAATGTTACATTTCTTGATCTTCTTGATAAAGAAACCAAATGCCCGGGAAACAGAAATGGAGAACATGAGCTTGCTCCCTCTGAGCTTCTTGATGAAGAGATAAAACCTAAATGTTATATGTGCATTCACTGTTTACAAAAATTCAATAGAGCAAATTTTGACGTAACAACGTCTAAAATAAAAACAACCTTTTTTTCAAAGGATAAAAAATAAATGTCGACAATCGCAATAGTATTATATGACAATAAGGCTAATGATGAACAAATGGATATGGTAGAGATCTTGATAAACAAAATAGTTCCTAAAATAAATAAAGCTCTTGGAATTATTTTAACCATTGAATTCATTACTGACTTGTCATTAACATCTGCTGATAAATGTGACCATGTATTTGTTCTTAAAGGAAATAAAGTATCATGCACCTTATGCCCGAAAGAATTCGAAGTGCGTGCACAATTGTCAGAAGAAAAAAAGACGGTAGATGATGTCAGTGTTAACTAATTCTGAAGCATTAAGATGGTGTAAGCGCCACCAGGCTGTAATTCAATTTTACAATTGGCGGCAATATCATCCAACCTGCAAAGATATTCCTGATGGTACAATTTGTCGAATCAAAATTAAAAATAAAACAGCATATGGAAGAACTCTTCTTAAATGTATTAAATCATACCTCGAACAAGGAGGAGATGGATGAGCTGTTATATAATTGATATTGAAGCAGATGGCCCCATACCTGGGGATTATAGTATGATAGAGATCGGTGCTATTAAGCTGACAGAGAATCTCGATAATACTTTCTACCTTGATATAAAACCAATGACAAATAAATTCAGTATACCAGCTCTAGCTTCCATTGGGAAAACAAGGGAAGAGACTTGCAATTTCCATCACGAACCTGATGCAGCAATATTTTTATTCAAAGAATGGGTTCAAGGAAATAACAAAGAAGGAACCAGGCCGATGTTCTTTTCCGATAACAACGGTTTTGATTTCATGTTTACCCACTGGTATTTTATGCATTTCCTTGGCGTAGACCCATTCGGATGGACTTCAAGAAATCTGCAGGATATTTTCAGGGGTATGAAAATGGATATGAATAACAGAGGTTTCAAAAAGATGCGCGAGACGAAGCATACACACAACCCCGTTGACGATTCTCTCGGTAATGCTGAGGCATTGTTAAAAATGATAAAAGATATGGGGCTTAAAGGAATTGAGATAGAATAATACCACCATATATGGTATACCAATATGTTGTGGAAAAAATGACCCTGAGACACAACCAGTGGTAATCAAAGCGTTTAAGTTGATACAAATAGTGTTAAAAATAATCTTCTTTTGTAAACATGGATACTACATTTATTTATTGACTTTTGTCTTGCCACACTTTAATTTGTTTAATACATTCAATTTCAAAATTTATAAGAAGGGTGGCTCATGAGCGATCAAGTAGGGCAGGCAGTATATTCTCATGTGATGTCAAACGGAGTTCAGTTAGACATCAGAGAGGTACCCGGTTTTGGCAATCGTTCCGAAGTCGGGTTTTTTATTAAGGAGCAATGTGTCGGCACATTTGTGATCGATAAAAAGCGTGGTGGCGGTATTGATGTCAAACCAACCATGATGAGGCAGCAAAGAGTTGGAGCGAATGAAGGCGATGATACACAGGAGCCGGAAGAACCAACAAACAGCCCAAGTCTTAATGACGTAGTTACTGATAAGTAGATAAAAAAAAGAAGCTCTTGTCTTCCCGGACAAGGGCTTCTTTTTTGTTTAGAAACCTTTTTCCCACTAAAAAGGAGGACCCCTTCTCTTATGTCTAAATATAAATTAGGCAAGGGTGAACTAAAAACATTATTTGCCACAGCGGACATGCTGATGGACGGCCAGTACCACGATATCTATAAGAGACTCGATTGGAGACAAGGCCAAAATAAGAATTTCCACTGTTGGAACACCTCCGGACATTCAGACGGCGTAGATTCCCATGCGTCCATATCAGTAAATGAGAAGACCGGACAATGGTTTTGTCACACCTGCGGTATCAAAGGAAACTTCCAATCGTACTGGAAAGAATACATAAAAGGTAACCCACAGTACGGTGATCACTACCATGATTTCCTAATCGACTTCCTCAATCTCACATCTTCCAACCAGGGCCTCGCGGTTGGTTTCGCTACCAGCTTTAACGATCCGAATATGCCTAAATATCAGGAAGAATTGAAAACCCTGTATTCGACCCTTGAAGACAAAAGGAAAGAAAAAGGTGCAGGTAAATATATGCTTCGTGATGAATTGGTAGCAATAGCAAAAGAAACGGCCGCATTACCCATGAAGGAACTGGATGAATGTGTTGACCGGTTCCTGGCAGACTCAGATCGAATGGAATATCTGAAAAAAACCAGAAATGTTAATGAGGGTATGATTAAATCTCTTCGTCTTGGCCTCGATGAGCGGCGCAAGTATGTTTTCCCATGTATTAATGGTGAAGGTGACCTGCTCAACATGAAAATATATGATCCGTTCTGTGAAAATAAAGCATATAAGTGGCAGTACCGGCATAAAGGGCGGGAGACGTGCCCGGTTCCGATGGTAAATTTCACGAAGAACACTCTTATCTTCTTCGGCGGTGAGCCAGATACGTATTGTGCAATCGGATTTGGTTTCGAGAACGCTGTGACCATGGGTGCCGAGCGTAATACCGATGTGGTTAAGGTGTTCGGATATGAGCGGGCAAAGCAGCTGTTCACCGGGAAAGAGATCGTTATTTGTTTGGATGCAGACGGCACTGGTAAAGATGCGGCGAAAAAGCTGGCTAAATCTCTATATCCGTTTGCGAAGCAGATAAAGATTATTGATCTTGATACAGGCCCCAATAATCCACACGGCCTTGATAAAACAAAAATGAAAAAGGTTACTGTTAATGGTAAGACAAAAGACAAACGGGAGGAAACTGATTTCACTGACTATATGCAAAAGAATGGGTTTAGTGATGATGCGATGAAAAAATTTAAAGCTTTAATTATGAATACTGATGTGTATACTGAAAATGTCAATAGGGTTAAAAAAACATTATATAAAGTAACACTTCAAGAAAGTCGTATAACAAAATATCAATCAGCAGATGAATCAAAAGAACTTGAGATCGTTGCTGCTGTAGGGAATTTTAATGATAACGCATATAGTTATTCAGATAAGTTTTGTTTATCATGTCCTCAAACCGGTGATCCAAGTGCCAAATTATATGGATCATGTAAAAAATGTAAAGTTCCGCAAATTCCTGATTTTAGAGATAGTGAATCTGTCGAATTTGTGTTAATAAGAGGGGATGTTCCAAAAGAATATATAGGATATCCTGGATGTGTAAAAGTAAGTGCTAATGATATATTAAAACTTATTGAATGCACAGAGAATCAAAAATTTAAAGCTATCAAGCAAATGTGTGGAATAAATCCATCATGCCAATTTGCAAGGACAAATGATATAAGTACTCAAAAATTAATTCGTGTTAGGCTGGTTAGGGATGTTTCTGAATATGGTGATGGCATAATAGAAGGATCGGCAGAAAGTACTGCTATTGAAGTGGACGCATATATATTAGGCGATACTGATATATATCCAAATAAATCTTACAAATTTACAGGAATACAAACCAAATCTCCTCAAACCCAGCATGCCGTATTATACATTTATAAAACAGAATCAATCACAACATCGATTGAAAATTTCGTTATGGATCAAGATGTCCATGATATGCTTAAGATTTTTAGACCAAATCCTGGCGAGTCTATAGAAGACCATCTTGAAAGAAGATATGATGTATTTGCCCACGCTGCAGGTGTTACCGGTAGGAAAGACATGTTCTTGTTAAATGATTTGGCTTTTTTCTCGTCATCAGAAATTGACAATAAGAAGCTATTTCCAAATCTTAGAAGGGGGTGGGTTGAAGTTCTTATTGGTGGTGATACCAGATGTTGTAAAACTCTTATTAGTAATTTCTTAATGAACTATTATAAATATGGTGAGATGATATCTGGATCAAGCGCCGTAACAAGAGCCGGGCTTATGGGTGGTACTATATATGCAGGGGGGAAACCTGCTATATCATGGGGTAAAATCCCAATGAATGATGGTGGGTGTGTTATATTTGACGAATTAAGTATGATTGACCAAAAGGTAATGAGTGATTTGACCGGTTGTCGATCATCAGGTATTATTGATATATCAATGATCAATGGTACTAAAAAAGCTCCAGCAAGAACGGCAAAAATAATGCTGTCAAATGCTCGAGCGTGGACAGGTGATAGGGCCACTTCATTTGGCAGTGGTATGAATTTTCTTAAAAATTTATGTTTTAAGGATGAAATACTTGCTCGTTTTGATATTGCATGGGTTGTAAAGGCCGGTGATGTTGACACTGATAAATTAGAAGACAGTTACAGACAGCCAACAACAGAATTCAATTCATTTCAATGTAGATATTTATTGATGTGGGGAAAGTCAAGAACGCCAAGTCAATATGAATATGAAAAAGGAGTTGAAACTCATATAAATGAAAGTCAAAAAAAATTATTAACTATATTCCACCCAAACAGCCAACTCATTAATCAAGAAATTAGGCTTAAAGTTGCACGGATGGCACAATCTATCGCTGTCATGTGTTATTCAACGGTTGAAGGGGATTGGGAAAAAATCTATGTTACAAAAGATCATGTCGATTTTGTGGTCAGACTTTTAATAAGATTATATTGTCATAAAAACATGGGGGTTGATATATACTCGAAACAGCAGAGAGATCAAGAGCGCCTTGGCGATATGAGGTTTATGGAAAATATTGTCAAATACATAATTCCGTCATCATTGTTATTAGAAGACGAATTTACTGACAAATCGCTTCAACAAATATTCTTTGACTATCTATATCGTGTATGGGAAGCTGAATTGGTAATGGTTGATGCCAGAGATGATAATATGAAAAGCTCCAGAATACCTGTGTCTCAAGGTATTTATAAGCTTATAAATACTTTGGTAGCAAGGAAATGCCTCATCAGAATTAAAGGAGGTATATATAGAAAAACAGATGCATTTAATGAATGGTTAAAGGATATAATAGGAGCTGGTAATGACAGAGAACTTTCAAATATACTCGAAGATACTAGCGATGAACCATATTCTAAAATGCTTAAGGACATCCAAGGAGTTGTACAGAATAGTAAACCTAATCAGAAGGCAGGTTAAGATTGACTGGGCTGGTTGGAATGTTAAGCGAGTAGAAGAGGTTCTCGAATTTTTTATAAGAAAAAAACTATGCAAAAGAATTGATGGTATCGAAAAACAATACATTCATTTATCAAAAAAGTTCTATACAATAGAGATCAACAAAAAAAAGATACTGAGTGCAATGATGAATCAAACGCCTGGATTAAAAGTTTTTATGGCATTACATTCGGCATTTAAAGTTGATGCTTATAAAGAGGGTGATTGGCTAGAGAGATTTATGATAGAGAAGTTAATACTTACTGATGAAGAGGTCTATAATCTTCTCCACCCTGAACCTGTGCCACAGGACATACTTGATAAGTTTAAAATGTTCGAACCTGAACAAATATTATTTACAATGGATTTAATCAGAATAGAATATGGTATGTGGCAAAAAGGCCATAACGGCAGATTGGTAGATCCAATCAATATCATACATACAGACTTCGATAATATTGAAATTGTAAAGCGAGAAGATATAATAAAAAAAATTGCCAAATATAATTGTATTGAGGCAGAACTAATACCAGTGAGCGATGAAGAATGGTCAATTGAAGATGACTTGCCATTCTAATGTGATTAAGAAGCTATTTTTGTAATAACTATAATGTAGTGGTTAAATTTCTTTTTTTGGAGGAATTGATGGAAAATATTGGCCAAGCCAACGTGCATGATTTTTTTGATAAGCACGGTCAAGAAGGCGCAGATGTCGTTGAAAAGACATTCGACGACGCTGATTCTCAACAGAGAGTAAATCTAACTATTTCCGGTCGTTATCGCATGAAGGCTACAACCTTTTGTTACACAAAAGATAACGTATTTAAGATGTTTCCGAACATCGAAGAAAGTAGCCGCAAGAAGGCTTTGATGCTAACTGTCCCATTAAGAGTCGTTGATGGCACACAGTTGGTTCCAAAAGGGGCCACCATATTTCATAACATAACTCTCGCTCCAGCCCCAGGCGCTAAACAGGACACTGTAGAGAGTATTGCAAATATCTCAAAACCACAATTGGTTGCTCTTTATGGAAAAGATGATGTCCATGCCAGAGCAGATTGGTTTATCGAGAATTGCCTGCCGGTATTTGAACAAGACGGTGAAAAACACAAACTTATTAAAGATCATAATTTGCAAAATGAAGTTATGGTTGATGTTGTTGATGATTATTATAATAATCGTGAGACACTTAAAGTTAAATCCATAGTTCCGGCTGGCCCAAAAGATATATCTATATCTAATGTGCCAAAATCATTAAAAGAAGCTGCATCTGATGAAGGTGAGCAACCTGATGTAACTGAAATAACTGACGAAACAGCTGAAAATATTGCAAGCTCAGTGATGGATGAAACTCCCGGTGATGATGCTATATCGACAGATGAAGATGTAATTGATGCTGGCGCTGATAAAGAAACTCCTGAAACCCCAGCTGGTACAGAAGATTTTTAATCAGCATTTTTTAGTTAAAAGGAGGGCGTGTTGATTAAGGGATTAACCCATGATGAAAAAGGGGTTCTCAACGCTGTTGAAAAATATAGAGGTAAGATTTCTACAGGCTATGCTCCTAATGAAGGCCCGAATAAGAGAGATTATCCTATAGCTGCTGGCTTTTTCAGAATGTTGAAAGAAGTCACCACAACCGAACGGGTAGGAAATTCTGAAACACCCGTTACAATAAAAAGTTGGATTTTGAATGAAGAAATTCAGACTGCATTAGAAAAGACTCTTGATAATAAAATACCTCGCAGGATAGAGCTGGTAAGCTTTTATAAAACACCTCAAGAAATGTGGGAAAGTTGCTTGGCAATGTTTTCATCGACTGACGGCCTATTATGTAAAAGCCATGGTCTAAATCAGAACGCAAGACAATTAACATTTTCACCGGATGGTGATCGCATATGGATTGATAGATTGTTTGACGGAAAAAAAGGGTGTCTATATCATGATTGTCCTGATTTCAAGACAAAGAAGTGCAAACCTATGGGTAGTATGAAATGCTTTCCTGTAATAGATTTAACACCTAATCCATATAGACTTGAGACCCGTTCAATAAATACTATTATGGGGATCGAATCATCATTTGCAAAATTATGGAATTTACTTAATGTAGCACATGCTATTAAAGAACAAGAGGTCAAAAAAACTCTTAAGTTCGATGGTTTTTTTGGAGCAAAACTATATCTTGTTCATAAGAAAATAAAATCAGGCGGTAGAGACGTGTTCATTACAGATTTGTTACCAACACCATCGTTTATAGATGAGGTTATGGAACCGGTCAAAAGGGGATTGAACATGAAGCAAAAGCAGGCGAAGGTAGAAGCTACGCCTGAAAACTTATCGCTATTGGAATTGGCAGAGAGCTCTCTGCTCGGCACAACTGTTAATAATGACACGGCTGAAGAGCCTGTCCCATTGGAATTGGAAGATCAACAGCATGTTGCAAAAGAATTCGGTGCCGATGCGGCAAAAGAAGAATCTCAGGAAATGTCAAAAGAGACTCAAAATGAAGTAGCAGAAACGCTACTGAATAATAATGATAAAGAAAACTAATTAAAGTACAAGTGTATTACCGGCGTTTCGCCGGTGTGACAGAATTTTATAGGACGACCAGATGGACGGTACGCCGGGGGATGAGGTCAACGAGATCCGATGGCCGAACTTGCCGGACTCCGTCCGAAACCGTACGTCCGGCAAGATCTCCCATCGGATCTCGATGATCTCATCGGGGACGCGTACCTATCTGGTCTACGTTAATTCTTTCATGTTCAAAATCACCCGGGACACCTTCCAAGGGACTTGGAATCTCACCCGGGAGATTGGTAACATTCAGAATTTTCAATCTTTAGTTGTACTTTAATACGTAAATAAAAAGCATGAGAGCTTTACACCTGATGTTTCGTCAGGGTATGCTTCACCTAAAAGCTGCGCACCCTATGGAGTTGGCCGATCCGAAAGAAGCTGGATCTGAAACTCCTAGTGTAACCTCAGCTGCGCTCCGGTGACCCGAGGATTTTCAGATCCAGCTTTTTTCGGATCTCACCAACTCCTTGTGTGATCTATTTTAGTCATGCTTAAGCGGAGGGGCAGCCTTGCTGCTTCTTTCGCTTTTAATAAAGTTATAATAACGCAAGTTGCTTAATCGCAGTGTTTCGCTGCGGCCTTATTTTAAGGTGCCGGGCGCATACGGAAGACGTTACAGGACCGTTCCACGACTCGTGGATTGACCTATGCCGGTCACTCAACGATTCGTTTCAGGTCCGCGTTCCACTTTTTCCTCCTGCGCCCGGTGGTGCTTTGCTGGGGAAAGTTTAATGCAAAGCACTCAATTTAGTTACGTTATGATGTCCCATTTTTTTTAAATACAATTTAATATATAAGAGTTATGAGTGACGATTCGTCATTCGGTTAATTTAAAAAGTCCTAAAACTTGATGGCGATAGCCGGCTATCTGCCTCGGGGTGGACCATCTTGCATGGGCAAGACGGGCCAACCCCAGGCGCCTAGCTCGGCTTACGCCACAAGTTCTTACCAAATTCAATTTTAGTTATATATCAAATTGCATTAACTTATGGAGCTTAAAGCAGATAACTGAAAAGTTATAAATTCTTATAAAAAATTTATAAGAGAAAGCTTCGAGGATAAGACGGTAACTAAGCCCACTGCTTGGGTGAACTATCCGTCTACGTCAGCCAATAATAGGACGTTGGAATGTGTCCAGTTCCAAATAATCCGTTGGCGACATTTCCGAGGACAACAATGACAGGGAAACCTGCTAACCCTTAAATGGGAATTTATATGAAAATATTTGTAATTGACAGTGAAGGAAAACCTTGTTTGCCTACAAGCCCAAGGAGGGCAAGAAAACTACTTGATAGTGGAAAGGCGACTGTAAAACAGGTAGTCCCATTTACTATCAAACTCAAAAGAAAAGTAGATAATCCTGTCGGCTCTTTTGAAGTTGGGGTGGATGACGGAGCAAAGTATGTTGGAATTGCTATTAAAAATTCTGTTACTAGCGAAATTGTCTTCTATGGGTGCTTAAACCACAGGCAGGATGTAGGCAGGAAGGTTGAAGAGAGAAGGAATTATCGGAGAGCCAGAAGGTTTAGGTTGAGAAACCGTAAGCCTCGCTTCTGCAATAGAATTAAAAATAAGATTTCACCAAGTATTAGACAGAGAAAAGAGGCTATTATTAGGGTGATTAAAGATATGGCTAAAAAATTAAATATTATAAAAATTACTGTAGAA